GTTCAGCGTCTTCTCCCCGGCAAAGTCGCGGCTGAAGGTCGGGCGCACGATGGCGCCGGACCCAGCAGAGAGCGTCAATGTCGGGGCGAGAACCATTAGGCGGTGTAGGCGATGATCCGGCCGCTGTGCAGGTCGATGGCGGTGAACTTGCCGAAGAGCACGGTGCCCGCCGGAATGACGGGGGCGCTGGCGTCGGTGGTGTTCGCAATGTCGGCGATGTTGCCGGTCAGCGTGTGGAACTTGGCGTCGGCGAGCACCTGGATGGCGAGCCAGTCGCCGGTGCGGGCCGTGGTGTCGGCAATGTAGTTGCCGCCGCTCAAGCCGTTCGTGATTTTGTTGTTAGGGAATCCCATAGGTTTTAGTAGTTGATTAGTATTGGTTGACGCGGGCCGTCCACATGCTGGGCTGCCCTTGTTGGAAATAGTATTTGTCGCGCTGGGCGATGAGTTCGGCCTCTGCGAGCTGTTCCATGGCTAGTGCTTTATCAAGCTGTCCGTCTTCGGTTTGCAGATCGCCGGCGAGCATCAAGCCGACAGCTTTTGCGATGACGCTGGGCACTGTCGCGGTGAGGTTGCTGACGCTGTATTCGGTCGGGCGGATGCGGTAGCGGACCCACACACTGGTCGGCAAGTCGCTGTCTTCGGGGAATCTGATGTTGTCTCCGAGCAGCGTGTAGCCGATCTCTCTCGGGTAGACGTTAGTTGCCGGATTGTCCCTCATGACAGAAAAGACCTCGCCCATGGCGGTCTGGCCGCTCTGCTCGTAAGGGATGAAGTAGCCGGTCGTGTCGTTGCCTTCGACGGTGCGGCTTTCAACGCGCATAAGCTCCGGCCAATCGGCCCACTCCCAGCAGTCGGCGATGCGTTCGTTGGCGGCGGCAACGAGCATGGTGCGGGCGCCGGTGGGCACGTTGGCGATGTCGCTGGCGTCATTGCCGACACGTTGCCATGCGCGGAGGAGGATGGACTGGAGAGTTACGGTTCTCATGGTGCTGCCAAAATTGCCAAAGCCTCCCCCGACGCCTCCTCAAACGCATACGGACTGGCATCCCAGTCCCCGCGCTTAAGGTCTGGCTGCGTCACGCCCGCCACAATCAGCGCATCCAACCACGCCTGCACGCTCGCCAGCTTGGCCGAGGACTTGCCTGCCGCGTCGAGTTTCAGCTTGAGGTAAAGCATGGTCGTGCTGCGGTTGCCCGCGAATCCCTGCTGGTCTACCCACTCGGCGGCGGTGTAGGTCGGCGGCACTTCGACCACTGGTTCGGGCGTAAACACTTCCCACCCCTTGCGGACCAGCGTGGCGATGACCGTTTCGTCGGTTTCGGTGCGGGTCTGGTTGTCGTAGCGGAGATTGGTGGTCATTGGCTTGGTGGCGGTTAGTTGCAGGCGATTTTGAAGGAGTAGGCGGCGGCGTGTTCGAGGCGCTTGCGGAGTGGGTCGGCCACCGCAGAAGAGATGATGGCAATCAGACCGATGTCGCCGTTCAATGAGTAATTCGCAATCACTGGCGTGGGGTTGCCGCGAATGTTTCCGACCGATAATCCCGACAGGCCGTTTGAAGTCGTGTTGGTGGCCGTGGTTGTTTTGGTGCCGTTCAGAGCGCCAAAGCGCGGGCCGCCATCAAATCCCCCTGCGGCCACATTCCAGTTGGTGTTGCTGTCGGCAAACTCATGGCGAATGTCTCCAGAGTTCATAACAAACTTGTTGGCGCTATCGCTCGTTGTTCCGCGATAGACAATGCTTTGCGTGGAATTGTATGAATCAAAAATGGTGGCACCGTTTGTGTCGGAACTACTAACTTGAAGCACGATGACGTAGCTGTATGGCTGCGACACTGAGACGCTGCTGCTAATGAGCCTGTCGCCCGCGTTGGTGGCGTTCGACCCGTCAAAGCGCACAACGGGTTGCCCGCCTTGGATGGCGGTTTTGTATAGTGGTTGCAAGGCACCTGTGGCCTGCGTCACGTTCCATCCGCTGCGGCTGGCGTCATCCCATTGCGACACTGCATTTCCGTCCGAGAGTCCGCTGATGCGGCGGGAGTCCAAGACCAGCACGGCCCCTGCGTCTCGCTGATTAAGATGACGGTGGCGGCGTCTCATGTTCAGTTGAAGATGATCTCCACACCCAGCAGGCGGGCGTCTCCGCCGTAAGTGTCGCCTGCCGCATCAGCGTCGCGAGAGACCGTGAACTGGATCGGTTTGTTGGCGGCGGGCGTTCCGCCGATGGTCACGGCACTGGTCGCCGCAGAAACGTGCATATCGTTCGTGGCCAGCAGCGTGTCGGTCACGGTCTGCGGGGTGCCTGTCGCGGTGTCGAGCGCATCGTCGTTGGCGTAGGCAAGGCCGCTTATGCCCCAGACAACATCGTCGGTGCCATCGCCAGCCGCAGAGGCCGTCCAGTAAAAGCGGGCCGTGACGGTGCTATTGTTATAATTGGAAGGCATCACTACCAGCGCATCAGCAAATTCGTCGGTGCCAGCGTCGAAAAGCAACTCGTCAAAGTTCTGGTCGTTGGTCGTGGTTTCGCGGGAATCCACACCGCAGCCTGCGGTGCTCTTGGGAATCCATGCGCTGGCGGGAATCCAGAGGTTTTTGGGGATGTCGGAGGTCAGCGCGATGGTGCCAGAGGCGTTGGGCAGCGTGATACGCCGCATAAACGGCGCATTTGGGGTTAGACCGTAGGAAGTGCCATTCCACACTACTTCCAGCGTTTCGCCATTTTCCAGTTCCTCATACCCGCTTCCGCTTGCGGGGAACACGACAACGCTGTCACGAATAAGCTGAATGTTTAGAATGTCTCCAGCGCCGGAAATCTGGCCGTAAAAACGAAACTTGGGAACGATTGTGGGCGAATCAATGGGCAGCAATATCTGAACATAGACAATCCCAGTGCTGTTATTCAAAACAGAGCGAACCTCAGTTGCTTCAGTAAAGGGGGAGGCACTTAAATCAATCTGCTGCGGGGAGCCGATGCTTGTGGCGGTTATGTTGTATAATGTTTCGGCAGGAGATAGGGCCAAGGTTCCCGACGCATCTGGCACGGTCAGCGTGCGGGTGGTGCCGGTGGTGATGCCGCTGAGTTGGAAGGCTAAATTTTTGGAGCTGTCGCCGCTGTCGTAGAGGAGGAAGTTGGCGTCGTTGAAGACATCGGGGAAGGCGCCAGCATGCGTCCAGTCGTCGGCGCGGACGCCGGTGTTGGCGGTGCGGATGTAGATGCCAGCCGGTTTGCGGGCGAGGAGCCAAGTGCCTTCGGCTTCGCGGACGAGATACGCGCTGTCAACGGCGGGCGAGCCGATGGTCTGCGGGAGGGCGCTGAAGTTCTGCACCTCGCCGTCAATATACGACGATCCGCCGCCTCCACCAGAACCGGTGAAGTCGAAGTTGCCTGTCAGCGGGTTGAACTTGATAGCCATTAGCTGCGGGTCACTGTGGCGATCTTTGCGTCATCGCTGGACGGCGTGCCGCCAACGTAGGTGAAGGTGAGCGTGGCGACCGTTTGGGCGCCTTCCTTGTAGACCACCGTGGCGAGGTTGTTGGTGGTTGAGACGTAATTCAGCTCGACGGCGTTATGCTGGGGAATATTTAGACCGGCGATGTTTCTGACTGAGACGTTGGGATGCATGGGTTAGGCGGCGGGTGCGGCGGTCATGCCGAGTTGCTGGTCTTGGGCCATCTTTTGCAGCGCGGGCTGGGCGCCGGTGCGGCCGATGACGGCGTTTTGCTGCTGCTGCAACTGGAACTGGAAGGCTTGTGCTCTCGCGTCGATCATGCTGCGGAAGATTTCGTCCTGCTGATACCGCTGCTGGACGGCGGGATTCGACTGAATGATGGTCTGCAAGGTTTGCAGGCGGACTTGGGCGTTTTGGCCGCCTTCTTTGAGCGGCGGTTCGGTGCCTGCGGCGATTTTTGCGAAGGCTCCTTGCTCGTCTTCTTGCTCGGCGGCGGTGGCTTGGCCGATGTCTTGGACGAGGATTCCGGCGAGGTTGGGATCAACCGCCTGAAACATGTATTTCACAAGGCCGGCGCGGTCTATGACGCCGAAGCTGTCCAAGGGAACCAAGACTTTGGCCAAGTAGTCTAACTTGGCGCCGAGGGCTTCGGAATCGAGCAGCCGGGCGTCGAACTCGCAGGTCACGTCGAAGCGGCCGCGGATATCGGCGGGGCTGGCGGTGAGCGGGAGATTGGGGTTGCCGGTGACGCGGGCAACTTCTTCCGGCGTCATATACTGCTGGCAGAGGGCGAGCGTCTGGACGAGGCAGAGCTTCATATCCAAGAGCCAGCTATCGACCAGCTCCTGGGTGTGCAGCATGTAGCGTTGCGGCGGGACGGCCTCGCTGATGCGGCCGAAGTAGTTGTCCACATCGTTACGGATGGACATTTCGACTTCGATGCTGCCGGCGTCGGGCTGCGGCGGGTTCATCCAAGAGATCTCGCCGGGGCGGCGCTCGGGGATCTGCACGCCCGGTCCCATGATGAGGTCCATCTTGCCGCGCGCGGCGGGCGTTTTGAGCGGAGGCAAGGTGACGATGCTGGCGCGGTCGCCTCGCATGTCGCGTTGGATTTTGACCTCTTCCTGGGCGGTCTGGACGATCTCCGGCACGCCGCGGGACTCCAAGATGGGGCGTGAGGCGCGCTCGCGGGGCAGCTCGACGAAGGGATAGAGCGCGTGGGCGTAGGGTAAAATGTCGTGGACGGCGGTGCGATCCGGGACGTGGTAGCTGAGGACGGTGCGGGTGACGCGCATCGCCTTGGTGCGGTCGTCGTGCTCCTTCCTGTAGACGTGCCAGATCTCGATCATGTCGCGCTGGTGGTCGTAGAGAAACTGGTCGCTGCGGTGGAGGTTCAGCGAGATGCGGCGGATGTCGCCCTTCTTCTCCACGACTTGCTCGACCCATTTGTCGTCCCAACCCTCAACAGCGGCACGCTCGCGCAACTCCGGTTCGGTCATTAGCTCGCGTCGGGCAACGAACGCGGCACGCTGTAATGAGTAGGTCTGGGCGGGGAAGATGATGTCCTCCCAAGGCTCTAGGGCGGTCCACTGGGGCCGGCTTTCAAAGACGTAGGGCTGCTCCCATTCGACGAAGCCTTTCTCGCGGAACTGGCGGACTTTGGCGGTGGTGCCTAGCTCTGGGATCACTTCGCCCATGAGCTGGGCGGCGAGTTCTTCCTGCTCCGGGTCAAGGACGACTTCAAGGAGGGCTTGCAGGTTGGGATCTTGGGACTCCTGCAGCATCATCATGGCGTCCTCCATGCTGAAGCTCTTGATCTCGGTGCGGGTGGTCTTGATCCAATCAACAGCCATGACGGCGAGGCCGTAGGTCTCGCGGAAGTTGGCGGCGAGCTGCACTTCGCGCCGGAGGTCATCCAAGACGTGCTGGAAGAGGAGCCACTTAAGGACGGACTCCGCGGCGCTGCGCTTGTCGATGTCCATGGACTCGACGGGCTGGACCTGGACGCGCGCCTTGAAGAAGGCGTTCGTGAGCATCGCAATGTGATCCCGGCAAATGGTGTCGGCCAAGCGAACGCGAGAATCTAAACTTTTGTCCCAAGGGAATGGGCGCTTGCCGAGGGCTTCTTGGTGTTTGCGACCGTCGTCGGTCTGGCCGGCCCAGATGCAAAATCTGGTGTTCCAGTTCCTTAATTTTCGCTGGACGTAGCCGCTGCCATCGGCGTCAGCTTCATCGATGTCCGAGAGGATCTCGGAGATTTTTTCGCGGTCGGGTGCTTTGATCATTTAAGGGACAAGCACCGTGGTGCGGCGCGGGGTGTAGTGGACGGCGGTCTCGGGGTGGCGCTTTTTGAAGTCATCGCGCCAGCCTTTGTCGGCCCAGCAACCGGGTTCGGTTTTTTCCCAAGCCCAGTAGACATCGGCGTCGATGCTCATGGTGTGCTGGCCGATGCCTTCAACGGCGCATTGCTCAAGGCGCTCGTTGGCCTGCGCGATGCGCTGCTGCTCAAGGCCGGCCATGACGGCTTTGACGTTCCAACCTGTAAGGAGTTCCTCTTTGACGAGGTGGGCCATCTCATCGCCCAGGTCGTTGGCGATGCCGGTCCAGAGTGAGTCGGCCATCCTGAAAGCTGCGGCGCCCGGAGACGCCGCAGG